TTCGGGATAGTGATGGTGGTATCGGTTCCCGTGGATACAGCCTGAGTGACGTAGCCGGAGATCGCCTGTTCGATCAGGGTTCCAAGGTTAGTATTTGTGGTATTACCCCACGTACCGGCCTGATCGCCCGTGCCAATAAGCTCAAGGGCCAGATTGGTTGAATATGTGCTAGACATCTTGAATTACCTCACGCCGCGATTTGCGTCCAGTTCGCGCTCTGGGTAGTAGTAATTTCAGACCAATTAGCCGACTGCGAATCATTAATCCCAGTCCAGTTGGCATTTTGGTTGGTGTTAATAACGCTCCATATATTGACCGTTCCTACTTCCCCGGTCGCGGATACCCCGCTGACTATAACATTTGCGCCAGAAGATGTAGTGACGGTTCCTACTGCACTAGAAGCCTCGACTCCGGTGACTAAAACAACAATCTCAAGTAGAACATTAACCGTGCCAACCGCGCCGGTAGCTTCAATTCCAGTTACAGAAAGAACCTGATCGGTGGAAACAAAAACCGTACCAAGCTGCCCTGTGGCTTCAAGCCCAGTAACAGCCAGAACTTGATCGGTAACAACAAATACAGTGCCTAGTTCGCCCGTGGCTGCGAGGCCACTGACAACAATAACTTGATCTGTAATCGCCTTGGCGGTGCCAACTTCACCGGTAGCCTCAATCCCGGTAACAGTCAGAATCTGATCAGTAACGACAAATACTGTGCCTGTTTCGCCAGTAGCTGCAACACCGTTGGCAAGAATAATGACAGACTGAATAACGGAAACATCGCCAACTTGCCCGGTGGCTTCAAGACCGGTAATAGCAATTACGGCGTTTTGTTCTGCTTTGACAGCAACATCCCCTACCGCACCTGTTGCAGTAAGGTTTGAATAGCCCTCTCCCCAGCCTTGATCGCCCCAGCCTACGCCAGAAGCATTCCAGCCTTCAAAGGCTACTACGACGTTATTGACCGAACCCCAACCGGATTCGCCCCAACCGCCTAGCCCCCAGCCTACAGACACGTAAGTGTCCTATCAGGCAATGCGAAGAATTGCAGTTGAAGCCGCAGCAGCCGGGAACTGGATGGTGAAGTTACCAGCCGTCGAGGTCTTATCCCCGCCGAACGCCAGCACCGCAACCGCCTTGTTGCTCTGAGTCTCGTTGTAGATCAAAGCACCGTTGGCCGTGATCGTGGCGCTCGGGAACGTCAGATCGTCAAAGTCCAAGAACGCCGTCGTACTTGTTGAGGTCGGTATCTGCGAGATCGTCAGCGTCAGTCCACCAGCCGTGTAGTTCGTGCCAGACGATGAAACCTCGTCAGTCGAAGAGTACGCCGTAGTCGTGTCGCTCAACGTAGCCGATGAAGTGTACAGAGCCAGTTTGAACACATCCGCAGCCGTAGAAGCACGGATAACGCCGGTACCGAAGTTATGGATTCCGTCAAGGATCTCAACCTTGAACGAAGTCGCCATTGCCTGAGTAATAGCCATTTCAATCTCCTAAACGCTTTGCAGCGTCGTCAAAACCATTTTCAATCAACGTACGCCGCGCATTCATCAAAGCCGAATCTTGCGCTTCTTGCAGGTATTTTACTAACACCTGTTTTAGCCCTTCTTGCGTGTTTACGCGAAGGACGCGGCTGATTGCACGCTCTGCAATTTCTTCAGGCGTGTAGCCTCTGTTATTTGTGGTTTGGACAAATACCTGCCCAATTTCTGTGTTTGCACCAAACATTAAGACACCGGAATCCTAACCTGACCAGAACGGTACGCATCCTGACGATCCAGACCATCACCAAGACGTTTGAGAAGGCCCAGTGCCTCCTGATACTTCGCCTCGTAGTTTTGCATCATGTCGGCTTCGCCTTTCAAGTAGGTGTATGCCTCGCGCAACGAACCATAAAGCAGAACTGTTTCAAAATTATCGCCCAACCACGAAGTTGAGGCTGAAACAATAGAAGTAGGGTAGTAATAGTAGTGCAGTTCTGCCGTATACGCGAGATCGGGCGTTGGCCCAAGAATCATAGTAGTGTCGTCCCAAATCGCGTAATACGCAGGTTTACCTGTGCTATTCGGAGGCGGATACGCCGCTCGGATGTAATTCACATCTTTGTTCAAAAGATATTCATACTCCCCCGTCGTCGGATCAATTACTGCTAACGAGAACGTAGAGAGCCAGTCAGACGGCAACGAAAAATACTGAAAATTAATCGTCATCGTCCCGGTCACATTTTTACGGATCGCCGGAATCTGAACCGAGTTGTAGATCCGCTCTTCAGCTACCTGCACAAACGTAGGAATATTGGCTACGAAGGACTGCTCCGTAGACTCACAATACTCCTGAATCAGTGTAGAAAGCTGACTGTAATTCACGGCGACCAGCCCGACCTGTACTTCATATCCGTATCAAGATTGATCTGCGACACGAACTTCGTACCCTTGGTGGCAGCGCCCGCACCCTTCATCTTCATGTGAGTGACGCCCTTGTTCACATCCTTCTCGGGGTAGCCATTACGCCCCGTGGAGTCGGTGTTCGGCCTAATTTTGCCGGGATTCAATTCTTTCATGTGAATTACCTCGGGCCAGAAGAGCCGCGCATCGGGCTGCGCTGGTTCATCACCTTCGCCATGCCACGACCGTACTTTTTCATTTCGCTGTTGGTCTTGCCGCCAGCCCGCATCTTATGCATGGACTTTTCATGCCTACGCACTTCTTCCTTTGCAACCTTACGCATTCCGTCTTTCATCTCAATCTCCTAGGTCACTACGACCGTTATCGTACCCACCTGCCCTTGGCCTACAAGAGTATTAGGGGTTAATCCTGCATCATCTGCTCTGGCCCCCCCTACGGGTGCCCAGCCCCATTGTATCTCACGACTACCGGTAGCACCGTCGTTACCCACCTCGAAATAACTCAAATCGGGACGGGGATTTCGCAATGCCTGCGGGTCGTCTACCGGGTACAAGCCAAGAGACAACTGAGGTTGATCTGGCTCCCAACACTCGGGACAAACCAGAATATTCACGTTCTTGGTCTTGATCACCAAAGACTTTAACTGGCGAAGCTTGAACCGGAATCCACACCGGTCGCACTCCGCGATGGCGTGTTTGCCACTTGCAAACCTGTTCGGCATTAGTAGCCACCCAAGAAGCTCTCACGTGGGACAAACCGCACCGCCGCCTTTTCCCGGTCTTCGCCAGCCGCAAGATCCCACGCCTCCATGTACTCGGCCTTGAGCATCTGCATACGCATATCTGCCCCCGGAATCTTTAGCGACAAATAATAAGCCAACCCTGCCACCATGCAGGGTAAAAAGCGGAACGGGATGTCCTGACCGTTCACGCCGGTACCGGGGTCGAACATCCGTACAAGTCTGGTGTAGACCAACGTCCAAGTCGTCGTATTGTCAGGCTTGGGCCATACCGTGTACTGCGGGTAAACAATTACGTTGTCCGCGCCCGTCGCGCCCGTACGACGATTAATCCAGATCTGAATCGGACGCCCTGTCGCGTTCTTGTTGGGGATGGAGAGGTAGGTGCTAGATGAAATGCGCGAGATGTTGATGTCCTGCTGGCTTGTACCAGACCCAGTACGGATCACATGGTCAAGTAGGTCAACCGTGTCTACATCCAAATCATACGTACCGACGTTGTACGTCAAAGTCTGGGTACCGGTCTCCAGCGTCCAGAGGTTAATACCCCGGTTCGCCCAGTCCATGAGCAATAGACCAAGACTGCGCTTGGCGGTACGGAAGTCGTAACCCGTCCGCAACTCAGCACCACAACGCTCAAAAGCCTCTTCAATGATCGTATTGAGGTCGAGGTTAAAGTCCGTCGTTGCTGTAGTTTTGTCTACCATTTACATTCCCCGCTTACGATGCGGTCTCACTTTTTCTTTGATGCCTTTGGGCTGGGAGACGAACTGCTTGCCTTGGGCTTTGCCTCGCCTTTTGGCTGCGGTGGTTCGGGCATACTCAGCAGGGCTGAGACTTTTGATCGCAGCTTCTGGAAGATACCTTTCGCCCGTGTCAGAAGATCGTTTACCACTCTTCGTTCTCCACTTTTGGGCAGTCCAAGCCTTTAAGGATTGCTGCGGAGTCTTCATGACTTATACCCGCCACCCTTTTCTTTATACCGCTTGGCTAGAAGCTGCGCTTTTCTCGCGCTCCATTGCCCTGCCGCCGTACCCTGAACCGCACTGTTCTTAATACTGTTGAACAATGCTTTACGCATACCCGGCTTGGTGTAATTGCCAGCCTCGTTGACCTTGGACTCTCCGCCCTTGCTAAAGGTCTTGATCGGCTTGCCCGTGCCAATAACGGGTTTATTATCCCCACGGCGTTTCGCACGGGGGATCTTCTTCGGGCTAATCGCACCCATGCCACGAGAAGGCATCATCGTACGAACCT